ATGGTGCCCCCGGCAGCTTGCAGCGTGCCAGAAGCTTGGAAACCACCAGGAGGTACGTGGGGGGTGATCAAAGTCACATCGTATTCCACCCACAGCTTGCCCCAGTTAACAGCAGTGCCGTCAACAGTGCAAGCAAAGAGGTTGCCGCAATCATACGTCTTGATATCTTGATTTGCGGCGAGTGCCCCGGTGCGGACAAACCTCTCCTTCATGTCTCCCATCAGCTCGCTCGCCTGGAGAGCACAGCAGATGTCCTTCCATGGAGCATCTTCCTCTGTGTCCTCATACGCGGACGCTGCCACCTCGGAAGCGGGTGCAGCATCAGACGCGTCGTAGTCCGGTGCCAGCATCATTGAGCCAGGCACATTCGAACCAGTGCGAGTGTAGTAGCAGAACCTCAAGCTATTGAACTTGTACTTCTCCCACCCCGCGGCCTCGTTAGACAACCACGGAAAGCTGGCAGCCAGCCCAGGATTCAGGGCCAGCGCTTGAGCCACGGTGAACGCGGTCGACCCAGTAATCGACGCGACCAACTCTCGGTGAATGATTCGGCATGAGTCCAAGCCGTTCCGAAAGATTTGCGCTTGTCCCGTGCGCTGAGCGGTGGCATAGGCAGCAGCAACGAATGCTTGTTCGCCAGCGCCTGCGGCAGCTCCTCCACGTCCTCGACGGGCGGCTCGCTTCCTGTTCTGGCGAGAGGTCTTCCTCTTCTTTTGCGCAGGTTGCGCACCAGGTGCAGGAGCAGAGCCGCTAGCATTGCGACGACGCTTACGGCCAGAGCCACTGCGTGCATTGTTGTTTGTGTTGTTCATCGTTTCAAATAAACCGTTTCGAACTAGAAAGTTTTCGATTACGCCGGTGCGACCGGAACAGCGGGAGAGTGGTAAGGTTACCCACTCCCCCAAGTGTGTTGCTCCGTGCAACACACAAAACGGCTCCAGAAGGAGCTCAGCCCTTACGACCAAGGGCAGTCGCTTCCGACTTGCCCTTGCGACCGGGAGTGATCCGGCCGGCCGCGACATCCGCATCGTACTTTGCCTTCGCAGCAGGAGCACAGGCCTTGCAACGGAACAGCTTTCCGGTCTCCAAGCGCTCGCGCGCCATGAAGCCTAGGTCACCGACCGAGATGGTCTTCTTGCAGTCCTGGCAAGTGCCGCTAGATGGCAGACACTTGCGACAGCGAACAGGCAGACCTTTCTCCAAGTTCTTCTGCTGTGACTCAGACAGAAGCGGAGCGAGGTATTCCTTGGCACAAACTTGGCACGTCCCGATGGGCACCAACGCTGACTCAACTTTCAACGACCCTTCCTTACCAGCGTCGTTTACGGCTTCTCTGAAGTCTGCACGTTCATCGGGTGTGAGCTTAACGTCTACGGCCAAAGGAAAGGCCTTCCCAGCGACGCTGCTCAAAACATCGGTCACCATGTCCGGCCGGGTCTCAATGACGACTGGGCGGAAGAACAACGGTGGACGCAAAAACAAAGACGGATCCAATAAACACGCGTCTAAGTGGTCTTGGTGGAGGTCAAGCATCAACTCGGGGCACCGAGCAGACCAAAACTCTTCCATCCAACCGGAAACGTTCTCGTTGGGGAACTGCGAGTTCCTTGGCAGGTCCGAAAACCACCCAGCGAGGTCGGGTATCAACTCCTCAGGCTCGCCGTACACAGCCATCACTGCTGATGCGTAGGCGCCAATAAGTGGAGTGTTGCGATCAGATAGTCTCAATCCAAGCATCCGTTGCACCAGCTTCTGGACGGGACCAATGCTAGTCACCGTAGAGCTCTTGGGCGCCACGTGGATCTTGGAGCAAATTCTGGGCAAATCACAGGATGACGAGGCGTCTCCATTCCAGACGCCCGGGCCGTAGAAGCGTGATATGAAATTCACGCCCGGCTCACCGTATTTCTTCTGCTCTACTTCCAACACGAGACCAAGTGCGGCTCCCGTGGCAACTAAATGTCCCGTTGCGATGTGTTTGCTTAGGCTATCGTCGCCCATATAAATACCGAGGCGCCTGCGTGCTTCCTCGGGGGTACGAAGCCCACCACAACTCGGTTCAGTTCTGGCGGCAACGTAATCCTTTGCCATGTTAAACATCGTGTTCCCAATCGTTGTGTCTGCGAATCCCGACCCGCGACCACAAAGTTGCTCGTACACGATACTGCTCAAGACGACTGGGCAGCAATGGCTGGCCTTAAGGCCCTTCTCCAGCTCGGCATGCGTGGAGGAATGAAAAACGCCGTAGTACACGCTAGCTTCCCAAGCGCGCTCGACAGGGCAGATCGTACTGTCCCACTTGTCACCATCCGCCATAGTCACGGCGTTGTCCCCTTGACAGACCTCAGCAACGCGCGCAGCAATGGATGCGGGCGTCATGCCTGGCGCGTACCACCCCTCGCCATCCACGCCGAATTTCTCCACAAAAGCGCGATGAAGTGAGATGTTGAAACGCGACCACAGCACTTTATGGGCCGATTGGTCAGGGGAAATGATTCGTGGGGCAGCCACCTTTTGGGCAGGTTCCGCTTTCTCGAAAGCACGCACTAGGTTCTCGGTATCCGCGAGACCTGCGACGAGGCAACCGTCGTCTATAATGTGCTGCTGGGACGGGCGCGGCTGATTCAAGCGCACTTCGTCTTCGTCAACGGGGAACAAGGTATGTCTACCAATTGTTGCAATGATGTGGTCACCGGCCTCGCGGAGTGCCATCTCAACCATCGGAGCCAACTCAGTCACGGAGCTGGCGAGGTTCTGAACGCGGACGCCGATCGCAACTTCCTTATTACCTCGGGTGTCTTGAGGCAGAAAGCATGCGGGTCCAAAAGGCTGCATGAAAGGCTCGAGCAAAGTAGGGGCTTCAGGCTCAAAGGTCTTAACATGCTGGTAACGAACAACGGACTCATCAACGTGATACACAGTGGCTGGGGCAACGTCAGCAGACTCCCTGTGGAAACTCGTGAGCACTGAACACTCGACCGGCGGCAACTTCGTCAAAGTCTGAGTGGTGGAAGCTTGGAGTGCATTCTTAGACAACCCGGCCGTCTCCGCCAAAGCATTGTCTACCTCCACGCCCACGTCTGCAGCTAGGTAACAACCTGCGCGGGCGGTACTGACCTTGAGGGACATATCCTCCCCCCCAAGAATGCGCAAACGAATCCACCCGTCGACCACGGGACACAAACGCTGCAACGGTCGATCAATCCAAGGGTTCAGATTGAAGAGCGGAAACTCATATCGAGCAGCGGGTGTAAAAAGAATCATTTGGTGATCAGCGTCAACAAATTTTCTGTCAACATTAAATACGGTCTTCATCACGAATAGACCGGAGCGCGTTCTAGCCGCAGCCGTCACCACGTCCACACCCGTGTCCCAAACAGCCTGCTCATAGTGGGCACCTCCCTTCACATCGTACAACAGGACATTGTCAGTGTTGAACGTGTAGGAGTACTCGTCACGAATTGCAGCAGCAGCAGAAGGGACCACGGTGTATAACACGGTGGGCAACCCTACGGACAAGACAAGGTTCATGTCTATGTAGTCCGAGGTATCAACAAACGCCAACATATGATGCGCTTGAGGGGCGAATGGCTCTGGGGAACGATGAGCATCCTTACACCAGACAACTGTCTCGCAGCCTTCCAACCCTTTACGATTGTCAGCCTTAGAACGCTGAACAAAGTACGGCACACACCCGATCGAGTATGCAAGGGCCTGGATGGCATTGGTGACGGCGGCGCGGAGGGACGCCTGCACAGGATGGGAATGGTTAACTATTACCTTCACAGGACGGAGGTTGAGGTCATTAAACACTGGTCTCACAACATCAGGATGGACGGGCGTCACAACCTTAAACGGATGCGTGAAACGGGTTGACCAATAATAGCCAATGGGGCTTCCAAACCCCAAACAATGCCGAACGAGCGAGTAGGCTACGAAACAGCCCAACAACACCATGGCAAAAAGAGAAAAGACGACTGCATAGGAAGCAAAGTCGCTCGTGAAAACGCAAACAAACCTCGTGGGGTACGGGTAGGTCAACGTTGCCCTGAGTTCGTCCAGCACAGAGACGCTGGAACGAAAACTCGCTAAACAGCGAGGATGCCAGAACGGCAACTCCTCAGGCCAAAACAGGCTGTAGGTGCTAGAGTACCTGCCCCAAAACACAGAGCGCAAAGAAGCGATGCAATCTTGGACAAACACACCGGCACCAAGCACGGCGTCGACACAAGCCACATGGGCATTGCGGATCACGATGAGAAAAGAGACGAGCGAAAGAACGATCATCTTGAAA